TCGACTCGACCCAAGAGCCTATCCCATGGAAGGCTCGGACGATGGCGTAGCTGACATAGTAACCGCAGTCCTTACCTGGATTGCAAAACGATCAAATCTGCCGCAGCAGGAAATACGAGTGTTTGAAGATGAAGTGGTACCTGGAAGAGGCTTGTTCCATATCAACATGACTCAGCGGAACAATCCGCTGGGTGATGTTGTTATCGAGCGTTTCCCGTGGTCTGATGGCTACTTCGGTGCGCACCATGAGCTTGATGGCTCAGATGCAACCCACTGCCACAAGGCCAAGTGGATTAGCTTCCAGGAAGCCATAGCCAGATACCCGCATATCAAGGACAAGCTGGAGAGCCAGATTGAGAACTCCCATGAGTATCCCGATGTAGACGACGAAGTGCATACATTCATCCGAATGATGGAAGCGGATACCGAGCTGTATGACAAAGCTCACAAACGTCTGCGCTTCATCGAGCACGAGATTAAAGAAACCCGAATCGCCTACTTCGTGTCAGCCCCTAATGGGATTGATTCGCAGGAAGTCAGCTATGAAGCCTACCGCAAAGCTGAAACCATACCCGGCCTGAACCTGATGGAGTTCCCCCGAGATCGCATTCGCATCGTCGTAACTGTTGGAAACCAGCTTGTACGCAACTACTACCCCGACCGCCCCTATGACGGCTTCTCACTCGTAGCCGTCTATGCCTACAAGTTTGATGACAATGACTGGTGTGGCAAGGTAGAGTCCATGAAGGACGCCCAACGCGAAATCAATAAGCGGGGCAGCCAGGCTATCGACATTGTGAACCGAATGCTCGGTCAGGGCTATGCCTATGACGATGAAACTTTTAATGATGACAAGGACAGAGACAACTTCAGGAAGAACGCTGGTAAGCCGGGTTCTCTGAACAAAGTTGCCAATGCAGATCGCCCCCCGACTCCGCTGCCCACTGCACCATTCCCCGTAGAGCTTCTGCGCCTCCACTCACAAAACGTGGAGATCATGCAGGCTGTAACCAACATCCCGCCCGCAATGGCAGGCACTGGTACAGGGTACGAGTCCGGCTCCGCCCTCAATACCCAGAAGGTTAGCGGTATGGTGGGCAACGAACGCATCTTCGACAATTTCATACTATCGAAACAAGCGGTGTTCCGCAAAGTATTCAGACTGGTACAGAAATTCTACAGCCCCGAGCGGATAGCCCGGCTCGTCCTCAGTGCAGCCAGCGACCCAACCCGTATGGAAGCTGCGAAGATAGGCGGTCGTGAAATCCCCATCGAGGGCAGGACACCCGAACAGGATCAGGAACTGATGCAATACATCGTGAAAATGCTCGAAACATCAGACCTGAATGAATATGATATTATGATTGGTGAACAACCTCTCAGCCCCACTGCTCGTGAAGCGCAACTCCGATTGTGGATGGAAGCGCAGAACCACGGTATGCAGGTACCGCCTGCAATGCTCATCGATCTGAGCAGTCTACCCAACAAGGGTAAATGGGCACGCGAAATGCAGGCAATGCAGCAGGCGCAGATGGAGATGGAGAAGATGAAGTTCAATTCGGAAATGGCAAAAGCAGGCAGAACGCCTGTAAATCAAACTGGAGGGTAACATGTTACCAATGGACGCTACGAGCTCCACACCCGTGGAACAACTCGAAAATCTGACCGATGAAGAACTGGCTGAAAAGCTGAATCCAACTACCCCCGCACCCGTTGCGGATAAGGTAGAACTAACCACGCCCGAACCGGAAGCCCCTGCCAAGGCAGACAAGGCACCCGAGCCGAAAGTGGATTTGGAAGCTGAGAACGGCAAACTGAGAAAGCAGCTCGAAAATCTGCAAGCCATTTTTGGCAGGCAGTCTAATGAGCTGGGCGAGATGAGAAAACGGTTGAAGGATAAGCCAACCTCTGCTGATTTCGACGCCGACCCTGTTAAAGCCGCCGAAGATTTGCAGGCACGACAGGAGCAGGAACGCGAAATCCAGAAGATCGAGCAGGATCAGGCTGTGAAGGCTACTGCTATCCGCAACATGCAGTTTCTCACTCAGTATGCCCCTGATCTACAGGCCAATGCTGATCTCATTCGCGAAGTTCTGAAGAAGGAAGATAAGCTCGAAGATGGTGACATTAACAAGTTTACGGGTGAGATATTCCTCCAAAACCCGTGGGGAGTCTATCAGCTCAATCAGCGTGCAAAACTCTTTAAGCAGATTAAAGAGCTGAACGCAGAGATTGAAAAACTGAAGCAGGTTCCCGCAGCAACCCTTAACCGGATCAAGCAGATCAATCAGGTAGCTTCCAACATTACTGCAGCTGCTGGTCAGGCAGTTCAACCCGTTAATTCGGACATTGAACCCAGTGCCCTGGCCAACCTGTCTGATGAGGAGCTGGAAGCACATCTCAAACAATTAAAGGACAAATCAAATGGCCGTTAAAGGAATTACCACGGATGATGCCGTAACCAAGAAAGTGTGGGACGAATCCGCGTTTCGCGAAGCCCGCAAGGAAATGTACTGCTCAAAGTTCATGGGCAAGGATTCTGGCTCACTGATCTACGAGAAAACCATGCTTGAAAAAGACATGGGCGACAATATCACCTTCACAATGTTCCCCCGCGCACAGGCCCCGATAGTCCTGGGTTCAACCGGCGAAGCAGTTGAAGGTAAAGAAGGCAAGTTCGAGCAGTTCACTGACTCGATCACCCTTGAAGAGTACAATACCTCATTCAGAACCAAGAACAAAGGTACCATCGACGCACAGCGCCCATGGTTCAACCTGACCGATGAGAATGCCAAAGCTCTTGAGCAGTGGTCATCTGAAGTCATGGATAACCTCTGGTTCACCGCAATTCAGGCCAGCCCCACCAAGATCGTTTATGGTGGCGATGCAACCAGCGTTGCAACTTTGGAAATCGGCGACAAGCTGAACCCAACTCTCATTCGCAGACTTCGTGCAATGGCCAAAACCGGTTTCGCAACTGGTTCCAATGCACGCGCTGCCTATCCGTTCAAGCCCGTGAAAATCGGTGGCGTGGACTACTATGTGCTGCTCGTGCATCCGTATGCAGTCTATGACATGAAAGAAAACGCTGCTTACCAGCAGTCAGTGCGCGAAGCTATGGAGCGTTCTAAGAACAACCCGATCTTCACCGGCGCTGTTGCAGTAATCGACAATGTTATCATCCATGAGCATGAAAACATCCAGATCAAGCAGACCGCTGCCAACTCCGGTATTTACTACTGCACAGGCGTTTTCATGGGCGCAGGCTCAAGTATCTGGGCATGGGGCAAGCGTTGGAGCACCTACACTGAGTATTTCGATTACGGTCGTGAGATCGGTGTAAATCGCTCGATGATCGCCGCAACCAAGAAAACCAGCTTCAAGTTTACCTCTGCTGGTTCAGCTGCCGACTACGGTTCATGCGGTGTTTACATCGCCTGCACTGATGTTGTCAACGTAGCATAAGGAGCAAATACTAATGGCTAACTCAACAACCTTCCTGCCGGTAGCGGCATACAACCACATCGAGGGCAAGACCATCGTTGCCTCCAATACCATTGACTTCTCCAAGGAACCAACCGCCAGCGGCGGCACTGTAGATGTTCTCAGAATCCCCAAGGGCGCATTTGTAAAACGCGCTGGTCTAGTAGTCCACACCACTGAAGCCACTGTAACCATTGCAGTAGGTGACAGCGCCAACGGAACCCAGTTCCTTGCTGCACAGACTCTGACTGCCCTCAAGGCTAACGCGGCTGCCGCTGACGGTGGCGCCATGTCGGTCGATGTTGCTCAGAAGTTCTATGGCGCTGAGAACGCGCTGCGCCTCACCATTGGTGGCGCTCAGGTAGATACCGCGATTGTGACAGCCTTCGTGGAATACTTCATCGTTCCGAAATCGAGAGCCGTCTAATGAAGAATAACCTTCTGCTGGTATTCCTTGCTCTGGCATGTATCGCATCGGTAGCCTATTCCGGTACGATTACTGCCAACAGCAACGATGCCACAGACCTCTATCAGCTGCGCAAGGAACTTGTTCGTGCTGTCAACAACAAGTGCCTGGATTCGGCTGGCCTGAAGTATAATGCCACGGACTCAAAGAAGCTGGAGACTGTGAACACCATTACTACCGTCCACACTGGAGTCCTGAACTCAGTGGCTGCGGTAAGTTCGTTTACACTCTCAGCTACTACCCCAACCATTCCGACCGGGTATCGCGCCTACATTGTAGTGGGCGTGGATTCCAGCGATGTATTCTCCACTGTCCATGGCCAACCTGTGCTTTATGACCACCAGTTGACTATGCCGCTGCTGGCTGAAGGCATTGCACCTGTGGGGTTGATTAAGGTTGTGTCGGCATCTGCCACGTTCATCCCCGGCACGACCGGACTGGATTCGGCGAGCCACATAATCACAATATCCGACCTGCACTCAATACCCCTCTCACTTACCGTTAAGCAACGGTAAACTACCGCCAACAGGCCGGTCACTAACCTGTGGCCGGCCTTTTCTTTAAGGAGCCGCTATGACAACCA